ATACAAAAACAGATAATATCTTATTTGAAATCAAAACAACAAGAGAGTTTACCAGAACAAATGACACAGAAGATAAAGTATATAATGCTCTTAAGCTAATTAAAACTCTTCCTGAAACTCTTTGTTGTATAGATGAGAATAATAAAGTCAAAGAATATAATTCTGTTAAAGAAATACTCGATGATTTCATCGATGTAAGACTTAAATACTACACAAAGAGAAAGAAGTATATCATAGCACAAACACAAAGCAAGTTAGATGTACTTAATTCTAAATATAATTTCTGTAAAGCTGTTATTGACGGTAAATTAGTTATTGCTAATGTTAAGAAAACAGATATTGTATCAAATCTGGAGAAGATGGATAACATAATCAAAGTTGAAGACTCTTACAACTACCTTCTTAATATGCCTATGCACTCTGTATCACAAGACACATTGAAGAAACTTAAAGAAGATGTTGCGGAACTTAAAACTTATCTTAAAGATGTTAAATCTAAGGATGAGAAGACAATGTGGACCGAAGATTTAACTACTGTACTATCAAATCTGTAATAGTTTATTTTTTGTGTCATTTATATTATAATTTAGATAAATAATTGAAGAGGAATAGAATATATGATATTTAAGAAACATCATCAAAATAATTATACTTGTGTTTCTAATGATCTTCTAAAAGATTATAGATTATCTAATAAATCTATTGGACTGATGGTTAGAATGTTGTCTCTTCCTGATAACTGGGATTTTAGTATAGCAGGTTTAGCAGCTATAAGCAAGGATCAGGAAGGAAGTATTAAATCTTCTTTAGATGAACTTAAAGCATTAGGTTATGTTGTAATAGAACCTTATAGAGAAGGTGGAAGGATTGTTGATTGGGTTTATAATATTTATGAAACTCCACTTATTCCTTATGAGAAAGATTCAAGAGGGTACCCTAAGATCAATAAAGAAGAGTTAACAAAGGTTCAAAAAGAAACATTACAAAGAAAACTAGAAGAAGAAAAAGTTAAAGAAGATAAGAAAGCAAAGAAAGAAGCTGAAATTAAGCACATAAACGAAGTAACAGATGATGTAATTGAATATTTAAATACAAAAGCACAAACAAAATATACAAATTGTAAGACAAATTTTGAGCTAATCAAATCACTTCTTAAGCAAAATTACACAACAGAAGATATGAAGCTTGTTATTGATTCTAAATGCTCTGATTGGCTATACAACAAAGATATGAAGCAATATATTAGACCATTAACACTATTTGGAGACAAATTTGATGGATATTTAAGTTCAGCAAAAGTTAAGATGGATTCTACATATAGTGCAACAAAAATAAACACAACAAAGGTATACTAATGATAACAATAACAGAACAAATTCCGAATAAATTGCCAGGACTCAGCTCTTTTAGAGTTGAGTTTCCTTACAATGCTGATGTTGTTTCAGCTGTTAAGGAATGTGGTAATGCTGTTTGGGATGCAAAAAATAAAATATGGGAAGTTGGAATGCCTTACTTAGGAAGACTATTAGATAAGGTTTGTGATCTTGATGATATACAACTTAATCTACTTCCTGATAGCTATGCAACAAAACCTGAAGATATAGTATTAGATAAACATAAAACTACTCCTTTTAGTTATCAGGAAGAAGGAATAAAGTTTGGTCTTGCTAATGAACGATATCTTCTCTTAGATGCTCCAGGTCTTGGTAAAACACTACAAATGATTTATGTAGCAGAAGAGAGACATAAAAGAGAAGGCCTTGAACATTGTTTAATTGTATGCGGTATTAATACACTTAAAGCTAACTGGAGAAAAGAAATAGGTATTCATAGTGACTTAAGTTGTAAAATACTAGGTGAAAAAGTTAATAAAAAAGGCAAGTTAACTTACGGTGGAGTTCAAGAACGAATAAATGACTTAAAGAATCCAATAGATGAGTTCTTTGTAATTACTAATATAGAAACATTAAGGAATGATGAAATTGTTAAACTTATTAATGACGGTAAAGTAAATAAGTTTGATATGATTATTCTCGATGAATGTCATAGAGCAAAGAATCCACAAAGTCAGCAAGGTAAGAATTTTCTTAAACTTACAAAAGCAAAGTATAGAATAGGTCTTACAGGAACATTACTACTTAACTCTCCACTAGACTCTTTTGTACCTTTAAAGTGGTTAGGAGTTGATCATTCTACGTATACAAATTTTAAGTATTTTTATTGTAGCTTCTCTGGACCATTTAATAATATTTTAATGGGGTATAAGAATATTCCTGTTCTTAAACAAGAGTTAGAGAGTTGTAGTTTAAGAAGAACAAAAGATATATTAGACTTACCTCCAAAAAATATTATCAACGAAACTGTTGAAATGGACGATGCTCAAGCACTTCTTTATAAGAATATAAAAGAAGGTATTGTAGATCAAATCGATAAAGTAGAGTTAACTACAACAAATCTATTAGCAATGACTGCAAGACTTAGACAAGCAACAGCTTGTCCTACAATGTTAACAACAGAAGAAATATCGAGTGCAAAAATAGACAGATGTTGTGACCTAGTAGAGCAGATTGTTGGTAATGGTGAAAAAGTTGTTATCTTCTCAGTATTTAAAGAGACATTAAATGTCTTAATGAATAAATTAGCTGAATATAATCCTGTTTTATGTACAGGAGATGTTAAAGATTCAATTGTATCAGAAAATATTGATAAATTCCAGAACGATGATAGATATAAAGTATTTTTAGGAACTACTGCAAAAACAGGTACTGGAATTACACTGACAGCAGCAAGTTATTGTATATTTATTGACTGCCCTTGGACAGCTGCAGATTTTGAACAAGCATCTGACAGAATTTACAGAATTGGAACAAATAAATCTGTTTTTATATATAAATTAATAACAGCAGACACTATTGATGAACATGTTGATGAGATACTGGAAGCAAAAGGCAACATTTCTGATTATGTTATTGATAATAAAGTCAGTGCACATACTATAGACAGCTTAAGAAAATATATTCTAGATTTAAAAACTTAATAACTTAATAATCTAATAAATTTTAGAAAAATAAATTGTATATATAATATGTAGTCAATAATAAATAAGGAGTAATTAATGAAAACTATAGTAAGTTTGGAAATTACTGAAGAACTAAAGGAAAAACTTAGAGTAGAGGCTTTTAATAAGCGATTGACTATGTCTGCTCTCATTAGACAGATATTAGGAGAATATTTTAATGAACAATGCAACTCACAAGGAACTTCTAATCGAACACCTACTGTCAACTAATTGTTTTATTAAAAATTCAGAATTTTTTGAATATATCGATTTGATTGTTAAATCTTCCATAGACAACACAGTAGATGGACAAATTCATCATATAGTACCTAGATGTTATTTCTCATCAATCAATAAACCTATTGATAATAGTGACTTAAATACTGTTAAACTATCATACAAGTAGCATATAGATGCTCACATATTATTGTCAAAATGTATGACAGGAGAATTTTAGTTTAAAAATGAATTAGCTGCTGCATTTATGGCTAACAGATTTAAGAAAGATTTTAGTGAAGAATTTTTTTCTGATTCTGAGATTAAACACATGTAGATTGAAGCAGCAAGAAAGACTAAAGAATTTTTAATTACTCATCCTGAAATTGAAAAGCAAAGAAGACAGAAGATTAAAAACACAATGTTATAGTTACCTCAAGAGACAAAAACAGAAATACACGCTAGATGTGTTAAAACTCTTAACGAGAGAGATGATATCAAGGAGATAAGGAAAAAGCAAGGAAAATCTTTGTCAAATAGCATTGTAAACATGGATCCATTGAAGAGGTAGGAGTGGTTATAGAACATTAGTTTAGCTTGTTATAATAAGTTTTTGACACATTGTGATAATGTATGGGATGATTATAGCAGTCAAGAATTTGATAGTGAGTTAACAGTAGAAGATTTTACAACTTATGCTATAGAAAATACAATAAAAAAGAAAAACACTATAAAATGCCCAGAAAAATGTGGAGAGAACAATCCAGCTTTTGGAAAGCATTGGTACACAAATGGCATTGTGAATAGATATGAAAAAGAATGTCCAGCAGGGTTTCATCCAGGAAGAGTTGGGAAAGGAGTGACTGCTATGCAAGAAGCATCTAAACAAGTACTTAAAGGAAAACCTCCTCACAATTCAATTTTGTTGTATTGTATAGAGACACAACAAGTATATATGTCAAAATCTGATGCATGCAGAAAAATTGGATGCAAATGGGTACAATTAAATCAATGGATTTCTGATGGAAAATTTATTGTAATTGATGAACATGTAAAAGAGATAGTAGATAATAAAGGTCTTGTTAGCGACTATGTTGTCGATGGTAAATGTCCTCCAGCTTTAGCATCTAAGTTAAAAGATATTATTCTAGACTTGAGGAGAGAAGAATGACAAAGATTATAAATAAACTTACTAATGAATATTATATTTCAAAAATAAGTACAGAGAAGAAGCGATGGTTAGAATTAATGCAGAAAGAAAATCCAGATTTTTTCGAGAGGAACGAACTTAAATATTTATTCTTCCTCCCTATGGATTAACGGAGGATTGTTATGTTTTTAGACGAAGCAAAACAAACTTATACAGATGTTGCAGATCTGTATCCTGGATGGAAAGATAAATCTCGAAGTGAGCTATGTAGGGAGTATGTTGAATTGAAAGATAAGAATGACCCAGCTTCTGAATATTGTTTATCTGCAATTATATGTAAATTTTGGAATTTAATGTCACATAATTACTATAATCAACAAGTTAAGATAGCTACACCAGAAGATTGTCATGCTTGGGTTATTGACTCTATACTCTTTGTATTAAAACAACATGTATGGACAGATCCTAATAGTACACTATATAATGATCCTGATGCGCCTGAAAAAGCAATAAATGTTTGTGTTACAAATGAAAAGATAAATTTCTTTGTAGCTCAAAAAAGACATAAAAGAGTACTTAATACTACTTCTTATTCTCTCGATGCATTATTAGAAGAGTCAAGCGATGATTATTATCTTCCTTGTAGTGATAATTATCATTTTCTAGAAAGATCTTTTGATAAGTATATCTTAGATGCATTTATTAGACGAGACTATGTTGAAGCATTTAGTTTATACATACTTCTAAAAAATCAAAAATTAGTTGAAAAAAAGATAGAAGATAATATAAAATATGATCGTATTAATTATTCCAAGTTAAAGCAGTGTTTAATGGAATCATTAAATGATAAGTTTGCACAAGAATTTGCGAAACATTTTAAACTTAATCCGAATCTTGTATTTAATGCAGTTTTAAAAATAGATAGTTATGATACTGTTGATGAGAATAACTTAAAAGGAATAATAAATCAGATCAAAAACGACGTGGTAGCACAAGAATTATACTTAGGAGACTAAATGATAAAAAGTAATGATTGCTGGTTAAAGAATAGATGTTATAAATATCTAAATAACCCTGAAGCACAATGCAGAACTGAAGATTGTTTTTGTCCAAAGTTGTTTAAGATAAACGACATAATGGATAAAGCATTGTTGACAGAATCACAAAAGAAAAGAGTACAACTCATTGTTGACGAAGATCCAATGTATGATGATAGTGAAGCATTTGATAAATTAGTTAATATTGAACATAATATAACTAGTTTTGTTAACTCAGGAAGAAATTTATTTATTTATTCTTCAAATGTAGGTAATGGAAAGACAAGTTGGGCAATAAGATTGATTCAAGACTACATTGAAGCTATTTGGCCAGAATCAGAATTAACATGTAGAGCACTATTTATAAATATACCTAGATTTTTCTTAGCTCTAAAAGATAGTATAAGTAATCAAAGTGATTATATAGACCACATTAAGAAAAATGTTTTAGATGCAGACTTAGTAGTATGGGATGAGGTAGCAACTAAGTCACTTACCCCATTTGAGTTTGAAAATTTATTAAGTTTAATAGATTCTAGAATAAATAGCGGTAAGTCTAATATTTATACATCTAATTTATTTGGAGAAGAAATGGAATCTAGAATAGGTGATAGATTATATAGTAGAATAGTTAATTTATCAACACCTATACAGTTTAAAGGAAGAGATAAAAGATCAATGATGGAAGGAGATGATAACAACGGTACAGCTTCAAGTAATTAATCATATTCTTTCAACAGGAAATTATAGCTGGTTAATTGTAAATAATATTGATAAGAGTTATTTTTCTGAATATCCAAATGAATTTGAATTTATAACTGAACACTTTAATCAATATCAACATGCACCAGATACAGTAACATTCTTAAATAAATTTCCTTCATTTGATATTATTGAAGTAAACGAACCTGAATCTTATCTGTTAGATGCAATAGCAGAAGATAAGAGTAAAAGAGAACTTGCAAAAGTATTTAATCAAATCAGAAATGCTTTGAATGATGACGATGTAGAAAAAGCAATGAACATTTATGTTTCATCTGTTGATTCTGCAGTAAAGACAAAGCATCTTGATTGCATTGACATTCTCAAAGACACAAGCAGATATGATGACTTCTTAGTAAAGTGTGATAATCCAACTAAGTTTAGAATTAAGACCGGTTTTGATGAACTGGATCAAATAATTGGTGGTTGGGATAGGCAAGAAGAGTTAGCTACAATCATAGCTCGTTCTAATATGGGCAAGTCGTGGATGCTTATTAAGATAGCATTAGCAGCAGTTGAACAAGGGTTGAAAGTAGGCCTTTACTCCGGTGAGATGTCTGTTAATAAAGTAGCATATAGATTTGATACATTAGCAGCTCATATTCCTAACACAAGTCTTACACGAGGAGACTTTGGAATATCTCCATTGTATAAGAAATATATAGATGAACTTCCCGAAAAGTATGAAGGTTCATTGAAAATACTAACTCCAGAGATGATTAATGGTCCAGCGGGAGTTACTGCATTAAGAGCATTTATAGAGAAAGAAAATCTTGATATGCTCTGTATTGACCAGCATTCACTTTTGGAAGACGATCATAAAGCAAAGAATCCTGTTGAAAAAGCATCAAATATTTCAAAAGATTTAAAGAACTTACAAGTATTAAAAAAGATTCCAATTATAGCAGTTTCACAGCAAAACAGAGAGTCAACAGAAGGTGGAATAAATCTTACACATATTGCACAGTCGGATAGAATTGGACAGGATTCAACAGTAGTAATAAGTTTTGAACAAAAAGACAGTATAATTGAAATGTCTCTTATTAAGTCTAGAGACTCACAGAACAACAAACACATTTCTTATGTCGTCAATCTTAATGAAGGTATATTTGAGTATCTTCCTGAAGAGAATAATGCAATTGATGGACAAGGAACAGAACAACTTAGAAACGAATACGAAAATAATAACACATTCTCATGAAAAAATTAATTATTAACAACCATATTATAAACGAGACAATTGAAAATATATTGAAAGATCTTAGACGAAGAACTCATGGTATCTTTCTTTATGACATTAAAGACCCGAAGAATGATTACATTATGATCACATGTCCTGTGCATAGTAATCATTCTGAAAAGCATCCTAGTTGTGGTGTGTATATGGGTGGTGATAAAGAAATGGAACCTGGGTTCTTTCATTGTTTTACTTGCGGTGAATGTGGTTCATTAGCTAAGCTAGTTGGTTTATGCTTAGATATGTCTGAGGAAGAAGGTAAAGAGTGGTTATTAGATAACTATGGTGATACTCTTGTAGAAGAAGAGTTTTATCTTCCTGAAATAACATTTGACAAACCAAAGCAACAAGTTGTAACTCCTGAAATGAATTATTATAACGAAGCAGTATTAGGAAAATATAATCAAGTTCATCCTTATACATTAAGTAGAGGAATTACAACAGAAGTAGCTCAGAAGTACAGCATTGGTTATGATAGATCAACATATTGCATAACATTCCCAATGTGGGATGAATATGGAAGGTTAGTAGCAATAAATAAAAGAAGTGTACAAGGTAAAAAATATATACTAGATGGTAATAGATTTAAGTCAGTATATCTTCTTAATTTTGCATTACAGGAAAAAGCAAAAACAGTGTATGTATGTGAAAGTCAGATAAACGCACTTTACTTAATGAGTTGTTTTCCACAAATACATGCAGTAGGTTTATGTGGAACAGGTTCTCAACACCAGTATGATGTATTAAGAAAATGTGGTATAAAGAATTATGTTCTTTGTTTAGATGGAGATGATGCAGGAAGAAAAGGAACACAAAGATTTATAGATAATATGCCTGATGACTTTTTAATAACTGTGATTAAACTTCCTGAAGGTAAAGACATAAATGATTTAAGCAGACAAGAGCTTATTAAACTATTTGATAAAGAAGACATAAAATTAGTTTAAAAATCTAGCTCAATATTATATAATTAAGTTAGATTTGAAAATAAATAAAAAACATTTAAAACACGAAAGGAAACAAAAATATGAGAGTTAACATTAATTCAGTTGACACAACACCAACAGGTAACACAGAGTTTAAGGTAGGATTTCTTTCAATTCAGCCAGGAGCAAGAGCTATTGTAAGATTTCTTATTGATTCCGATGAGGATTTTGATGTTGTCACACTCCATAATTGTATGACAGCAGAAGGAAAGCCAGTAAGAGTGGATTGTATTAGAGATCCAAGAGATTCTGTTTCTCAGTGTCCACTTTGTGCAGCAGGTCCGGAAGTAGCAAAGCTCGAGCAGAGAGTATTTCTTAGAATGCTTGAGTATGTTCAGAATCCAGACGGAACATTTACTCCAAAGGCAAGGATTTGGGATAGGTCAGTAAGGAGTGATATTATTACAGCCCTTAAGACATATCTTATGGACTATGGTCCACTTTCAGATATTATTTGCTCTATTTCAAGAACAGGTACAGGTCTTGAGACAAAGTACACAGTATCTCCTAATCTTCCAGGAGCAGAGAAGTATCCACTTGATGCATCAGCATTTAATGACTTTGATGTAGTTGGAACTATTGTTAGGTCTTGGGATGCTAATCAGATGAATGAGTTCCTTCAGACAGGAGAGATTCCAGCAAAGCCTCAGCAGGCACAGGCAGCA